GCCCCCATTTACAAGGAGATTAGTTATGGCTAATATTGGAATTTGGCGGTCTATATCCCAAGTGGGTGCGTATGAACCATTTGAGCTTCAGGTGTCGCGTGGACAAATTCAAGGCCACTCAATTGTTACAGTGTCTGGTTACAACTCCGATGTTGATACTGCGTGGGAGATGATTACCCCAGTCGGTGACTTGTCTTATCCCGCCGCCGCCTTGCAAATGACTGTAAGTTCTTCCAGCGCAAGCGATACTTCGGCTGGCACTGGCGCACGAACTGTGTTAAAAACACGCTTGGATGCCAATTATGCAGTCATCAGTGAGAGCGTGACGCTCAATGGTCAAACTGCTGTAACCACAACAAATTCATTCTTGCGTATCAACTCCATGTTGGTGACAAGCGCAGGCACAGGTTTGGCAAACGCAGGCATTATTTACATTGGTACTGGCACTGTAACATCTGGCGTGCCAGCAACTATTTACAATTTGATTTCTGCTGGTTTTAACAGCGCCACCTCAAGCCAATATACAGTGCCTGCTGGTTACACTGGATATTTAAGCGTGGCTCGAATTGGTTTAGCGCAAGATACTGGAACCAGTTTAATTACAGGCCGCACACGTTTTGTTGGTACAAATGGGATTGCATTGACAGGCCCAATCATTGTGACCAATAACGGTATTTCAACAATTAACTTTTCATACCCAATTGCAATATCTGAAAAGACTCGCATTCAAGGCGAAGCAATTGGCGGCGCGGCAAACAATGAAGCTGCTGGTTTTTTTGAGTTAGTTCTTATTCAAAACTACATGCAGGGTACAAGTGGCTAAGTCTCCAGCATGGCAACGCAAGGAAGGCAAGAACCCCAACGGGGGCTTGAACGCCAAAGGCCGCGCCTCTGCCAAAAAGCAGGGGATGAACTTGAAGCCCCCTCAACCCGAGGGCGGCTCAAGGCGCGACTCTTTTTGTGCCCGGATGGAGGGCATGAAGAAAAAGCTGACCGGCGAGAAAGCCAAGAAAGACCCGGATTCTCGGATCAATAAGAGCCTACGGGCGTGGAAGTGCTGACATGAAACCGGAAAATGTTGAATTGGTTAAGCACGTTGGTGATGGCTTGTCCGTTATCACCGTTGTTGGAACCTTGGCAGAAGTCTTGCCCGCCGTTGCTGCGTTGTTTACCATTGTTTGGACTGGTATGCGCATCGCAGAAATGGTGTCCGGCAAAGAGTTTTCAGTTTTAATTGGTTTTAAAAAGGAAGCGCAAGATGCCGAGCGTGAGTAAAAAACAACACAATTTCATGGAGGCGGTGGCCCACAATCCAGCGTTCGCCAAGAAAGCCAAGGTGCCTACCTCGGTAGGTAAAGAGTTTGTCAAAGCAGATAAGGAGTCTGGTATGAAAAAGATGAGTTCCGGTGGCGCTATGCCCACCACTATGGGTAAAGTTAAAACCGCAGCCCCCAGCCGCGACGGCCTTGCTCAAAAGGGCAAGACCAAAGGCAAGCAGATCAAGATGGGTGGCAACACTATCGGCACCGGCCCCTTGGTTAACACCGGCATGAAGCGCGGCGGTAAGTGCTAAGGAGCCATTCATGGCAAACATCGACGAAATGAAACAAGAGGCTGCTGATAAAAAGGCAGCCAAGAAAGCTGACAAAGCTTACATGGGCTCGTTGACTAGCACTATGCCCGCCCCCAAAAAGCCCGCTATGCCCAAGTCGGAAACTAAAATGTTTGACGACGAGGAGGCCGCATTTAAACGTGGTGGCAAGGTTGGTTCTGCGTCTAAACGTGCTGATGGTATTGCGTCCAAAGGTAAAACTCGCGGCACAATGATTATGTGCGGCGGCGGGAAGATGTAATGAGAGCCAGTCGCGGGATGGGTGCCATCAACCCAGACAAGATGCCTCGCAGCATTAAAAAGCGCGACGGCAACTATCCTGTTGACCTCTATGCTGAAGGCGGTGAGGTTTGGAACAAGCCACGCCCGGAAGGGCTAGGCAAACCTAAGCATCTAAGCCCGGCAAAGAAATCAAGCGCCAAGGCAATGGCAAAGGCGGCGGGTCGCCCTTATCCCAATTTGGTAGATAACATGCGTGCCGCAAGGAAGAAATAATGACCACCACAGGCTCAACCGCATTTGATCTGGACTTCACCGAAATCGCCCTAGAGGCGTGGGAGCGTGCAGGCCGTGAAATGCGCACGGGCTATGACTTGCGCACGGCTCGCCGGTCAATGAATTTGATGACCATCGAGTGGCAGAACCGTGGCATCAATATGTGGACGATAGACCAAGGCGCCATCACCCTAACGCCGGGTTTAAACACCTACGCATTGCCCCTTGATACCATCGATTTGATGGAGCATGTGATCCGCACCGGCGCCAATACCGCCAGCACGCAGGCAGATTTAAACATCACCCGCATTAGCGTTTCAACCTACGCCACCATCCCCAACAAGATTCAGCAAGCCCGCCCAATTCAGGTGTGGATTCAGCGTCTGTCGGGTGAAGTTAGCCCTACCAACTCAACGCTGGCAACGTCGATTGATGCGACTACCACAACCATCACACTAAGTACGACGGTTGGTCTGCCATATGCAGGGTTTGTGCGCATCGGTACCGAGGACATTGCTTATGGCTACATCACTGGCAACACCTTGGGCGGCGTATTCCGCGCTCAGAACAACACCACGGCAGCCTCGCATACGGCAGGTGATGCTGTGTTTAACCCTAACCTGCCTGCCATTACCGTCTGGCCCACGCCCGACAATGTGCAGACATACCAATTTGTTTACTGGCGGATGCGTCGTGTTCAAAACGCCGGTAACGGCGTAGAAACGCCGGATATGAACTTCCGCTTCTTGCCCTGTCTTGTGGCAGGCTTGGCGTACTACATTTCCATGAAAGACCAAAACTTGGTTTCGCGCGTGCCCATGCTCAAGCAAGTCTATGACGAGCAATTTGAGTTGGCGGCAGGCGAAGACCGGGAGAAGGCAACCGTAAGGTTCGTGCCACGGCAGACCTTTATCGGGGGAAGTAGTTCCTAATGGGCAATAGGTTTGCCGCCGGTAAAAAAGCGATTGCCATGTGTGATCGCTGTGGGCAGCGCTTTTTGCTTAAAACGCTCAAAGAAGAAATTATCAAGACCAAGCGGTATAACCTGCTGGTATGCGAAGAATGCTGGGATCCAGATCACCCGCAGCTTCAATTAGGTATGTACCCAATTGATGACCCGCAAGCACTACGCAATCCGCGTACAGATACAACCTATTACACCTCCGGCGCAACCCCTTATGGCGATTCCTCCGGCGGTTCCCGAGATATTCAATGGGGCTGGAGTCCTGTTGGCGGGGCCAGAAATTTTGATGGCGCATTAACACCAAATTACTTGGTGGCAACCACAAATGTTGGTACAGTAACAGTTATCACGACATAAGGAGTCGGACATGGACAAGTCAGATTTGAAACAAGACAAAGCCCTTATCAAAAAGGCTTTTAAACAACACGATGCCCAAGAGCACAAAGGCGGCAAAGGCACCACCTTGAAGCTCAAAAAGGGTGGCCCCACCGGCGCTGACCGTATGAAATATGGTCGCAACATGGCTCGCGCCATGAACCAAAAAGGGGACTAACATGGCTAAGTTCAGCAAAAAGATGGGCGGCAAAGAAGTTGGCGATGCCAGCGTTTACGCTACGCCGCATACCATGTCCGGCAAAAAAGTTACAGCCAAAGAGAATCCCGGCTCTGGCCCCAATCACAGCAAACTCGACGAGTATGACGTGAGCATTGGTGCCATCAGCAAGTCTGCTGGTAACGAACCCACCAAGACAACTGGTATCAAAATGCGCGGCGCTGGCGCAGCCACCAAAGGCTTTATGTCTCGCGGCCCAATGGCTTGAGGTTTAAATGAACTACGCAGAGCTTGTAACCGCAGTATCTGATTACTGCGAAAATACGTTCCCGACTGACGACATGAATACGTTCATCCGTCAGGCGGAGCAACGTATATACAACTCTGTGCAAATCGCTTACCTGCGCAAGAACGTCACCGGTAATTTATTTGCGGGCAGCCAATATTTGGCTTGCCCAACAGATTTTTTGTCAGCATATAGCTTGGCTATATACCCCGCATCGGGCACTGGCGATTATTTGTTTTTGATCGACAAAGACGTTAACTTCATGCGTGAGGCTTACCCCAACCCAAATACGCGGGGCAAGCCAAAATATTACTCATTGTTTGGCCCAGCGGTGACCAGCGGCTCTTTGACCACTGCCATGTCGTTTATCTTGGGGCCAACACCAGATGCCAATTACTACGCAGAGCTTCATTACTATTTCTACCCGGAAAGTATCGTGACGGCTAACAGCACGTGGTTGAGTGAAAACTTTTCATCTGTTCTGTTATACGGAACTTTGTGCGAAGCCATCACCTACATGAAAGGCGAGGCAGATATGCTGACCCTGTATAACGGACGTTATGCGCAGGCGCTGGCTCTGCTCAAGAACCTTGGCGATGGCAAACAACGTGGCGATACATTCACCACACCACAAGTTAAGAACACCGTCCAATGACCATTGTTCAAGGCATGACCACCAGCTTCAAGGGCGAATTGCCTTTGGGCATTCAAGCGCTTACAACCGACACGTTGAAGATGGCGCTGTACACGGGCAATGCCAATTTAAACGCCGACACAACCGTTTACACCACCAGCAATGAAATTACTGGCACAGGTTACACGGCAGGCGGAAAGACAATTACGGGCGTTACGGTATCCACATCAGGCACAACTGCTTACATCAGTTTTGCTAATGTGACGTGGACACCTGCATCGTTTACAAGTCGGTGCGCCCTAATTTACAATGCCAGCAAAGGTAATAAAGCCATTGCGGTATTGGACTTTGGGGCGGATAAAACTGCATCGTCTACATTCACTGTGCAGCTTCCGCCAAATACCGTGGCAGACGCACTTCTAAGGATTTTGTAAATGGCATTAGTTACAACGACAAAAGGCGAAATGGATGAGTCTTTGCTTGAGAAAAAGCAAGGAAGCGTCGATAATGAAAACGAGCTTACCAACTGGACAGAATACTGGTTGGACGGCGAATTAGTTCACCGCTCGGTGCACGTTCATTTAAAACAGAACGTGGTTGCTGACGGTATTGCGGCAATGTTAGCTTAAAGGAAAATACCATGTCTACCCAAGCAATGTGCACCTCGTTCAAAGTTGACTTGCTCAACGCTGTTCATGCATTTAGCACCAACGTACCTGCACACACCGCAGGCGCTACAGATACGTTTAAAGCGGCTCTGTACACCACCTCCGCCACCCTTGGCGCAGCCACTACCGCCTACACTGCTACCAATGAAGTGTCCGGCACTGGCTACACCGCTGGCGGTATCACCGTAACCAATGCTACCGCTCCTACATCGAGCGGTACCACAGCTTACTGGACTCCCTCTGCCAGCTTGGTGTATAGCTCGGTTACTTTGTCTACCGCGTTTGATACCGTGTTGATTTACAACTCGACCCAATCGAACAAGGCAGTTAGCGTGCATACCTTCGGCTCACAGACCGTGACCGCCGGTACGTTCACCTTGACCATGCCATCGAACGCTGCTGGTACCGCGCTGCTGAATCTGGCTTAATTCCCTCTTTTAATGGGAGGGGGTAGGCCATGTTTGGTTTCACAGCGTTTGCTGGCGCCCCTTTTGCCGATCTAGGAGTTACCTCCAACGTACCCGTTACATCGGTTGCGATAACGGGGGTTTCTTCTAGCGCATCGGTTGGTTCGGTATCGCCCAACGTAACTGTTGCAATAACAGCCGTATCCTCAGCGGGATCGGTCGGATCTGTTAGCGCGGGTAACAGCTATACCGTTGCCATCACCGGCGTAAGTGCCACGGGTTCCGTTGGCAGCGTTAATAAAACCAACTCTGTAACGCTGTCTGGCGTTACTTCGGGCTGCACAGTTGGCAGTGTTGTTCCCGAATCCATTATTGCGCTTCTAGGCGTAAGCTCTACAGGCTCGGTGGGTACAGTAACCACCAGCCAAAACATTAGCACCGCCTTGAGCGGTGTAAGCAGCGCCGGTACCGCCGGTAATGTTGCCGTCAGCACTAACTTTACGCAGGCGCTTACGCCCGTGTATTCTGTCGGGTCTGCTGGCACTGTCACTCCATCAAGCTCTTCCACAGTTGCCATCGCTGGTAATACATCGGCGGGCACCGTTGGCAGCTTATTCGATGATTCCATCCACGAATTGTTTGGGGTGGAATCTGTTTGCAGTGTGGGCACGGTACAAGCCGTTGTCACAGCTAGCATCGCTGGAGTTAGCGCAACAGGTTCTGTTGGAACTTTGTATGCTGGGCAAGAATATACCCAAGCTGCCACCGGCGTAAGCTCTACCGCATCTGTTGGCAATGTAGCGCCCGTCATCTCCATTGCAATTGCAGGCAACACGGCTGAAGGCACTGTCGGCAGCTTGAATATTGAAAATGTCTACAGCCTATCGAAAGTCACAGCGACGGGCAGCGTAGGCAACGTTCGCGCCACATTGACAACTTCGGTAAGTGGCAATTCCGCAACTGGCACGGTTGGCGACGTTGCTGCAACAAGCAACTTTACTGCCGCTTTGACCGGGGTTTCTAGCACTGGAAGTGTTGGCACCGTTACCGCATCCAACGACTCGACGGTAGCCCTAACTGGCCTAACATCGTATGGTTTAGTTGGCTCAGTTTCCGTTGGTGCTTTAAACGCAGCTTTAACGGCAGTTTCTGCTACCGGTTCAGCCGGGAATGTCACTGCGACGGCAAATAGCAACATTGCCATTTCTGGTGTATCTGCCACTGGGTCTGTTGGTACGGTTACCACCAACATCAGCATCTTGCTTACGGCAGTCTCCGCAATTGGTACGACGGGCAATGTGGGAATCGGCGCAAGGTCTACGGGTCTTGCTGGCAATACCACCACCACGTCGCCGGGCACCGTTGATCCAACAGTCGGTGGATTTATCACGGCGGGCGTAACTGCCACCGGTACGGTAGGCAGCATGGGCGCCAATGAGCGCATGAACCCTGTTTATGCAACGGGCTCGGTAGGCAATGTAACTGCTGTGGTTTCGCCAAGCCTGACGGCTGTATCTGCCACTGGGTCAGTAGGTACAGTTGATGTTGGGGCTAGACAGACTGGGTTGGATGGCGTTACCACCAGCATTAGCCCCGGTATTGTTTTGCCCACGGTTGGAGCGTTTGCCACCGGTGTAACTGCTGTTGGCATTGCCGGTACGCTTCCGCAAAGTAACAACCTGACCGCTGTAAGCACAACAGCCAGCGTTGGCACCGTTGTGGCTACGCCGCAAATTCCTTTGACGGCTGTGTCCAGCACAGGAAGCGTCGGCACTGTTGGTATTGGTTCCCGCACCGTCGCCTTGACGGAGGTAACAACAACTTTGCTGCCCGGCACAGTTAGCCCGGTCACTGGGTTGATACTTGGCAGTGGCGTCACAGCCACGGGTTCTGTTGGAACGGTCAGCGCAAGCAGCAGTTTAAACCCAGTAACCGCCACAGGCTCGGTGGGTTCTGTACGTGTTGGCACGGTAACTGTAGCTCTGTCTGGCGTTACCGCAACAGGTTCAGTTGGCAAGGTTGGGCCTGCGCTTGATATTACCGGCGTATCGACAACTACCTCTGTTGGCAGTTTGCAAAACAGTGTGCTAGTTGCGATAATTGGCGTGACTGCAACCGGTACCGTTGGCGACCTTAGAACTAATAATTGGATTCCAATACCGACAGATACAACA